CGGGTAACCTCGCCACCTAAGTATGGTGTTACGTACGTTGTTAAAAGCTTATTAATATCGGCATACTGAAGAAGGGCTGTTACAAGCGGGTCTCTATCTCGGTACGGCTCTAGAGCTTCAGCAGAAGTTGAGTAGTCTGATATCGAAAGTTCTTTTCCTAAACGCTCGTGCTCTTGCCCTTTTGTAGTCAAGACTTTGGGCTTCAATCCTCTACCGCCAGAATCTTTGGGGGAGTACAAAATCCATTGCTTTTCTGAATTTGAGTTGATGTTGAACTCTCTACCAGCAGTTTTCCAAATAGTAGCCTTTGCTTGTTCCAAGTCTTTTTCTAGAGATTCTTTCAACCCGTTTAACGCATCAACGTCAATAACAGCACCAGTTAACTTCATCTCACAAAGTACTCGAAGTACGTCCATCTCTAAAGAAACAACGCGAGATAGGTCTGCAGCCTCAACCTTTGGAAGCAAGGCCTTCCACAACAAAAACGTGTACTTTGCATCAAGGTAAGCGTATTGAGCGACCTCGTCAAAAGAATGGCTTTCCACTTCTTTTCCAACACCTTTGACCATGTCGTAGTTAAACTCTCGCTTCAAACAATCATCTAAACCGCATTTGTTTTTGTTACGGTTATCGACGACAAAAGAGACGACCATTGTGTCGAAATACGGCGGTTCTGGTACACGGCCTTTGTAATACTTAGCTACGGAAGTAAGGTCAAACACTAGATTGTGACCAATTGTCAATATGTCTTTGGAGAAGAGAAGTGGCTCCAAAGCTTTAAATACTTCAGCGGGAAACAGCTGTTCTGGGGGTGGGCCAAAAACTTTAGTTGCTTTTTTCTTATCTCGCGAGTAGTCGCTAGGGCGCAAAGACAAGCCTTGTTGTTTTCTTAACTCGCCTTGTCCTGTAAGTGGAAATATCTCCTCTATGAACTCACCGTTTGGGTGACCCATAGGAATAACATCGCATCTCCCGTGCGTAGCGAAGGTAATCCACAAAACTTCGTTTAGGGGCGTAATGCCTCGATTTGGACCTACAGTTTCAACGTCAAAAGCAAAGGCATCTTGCGTCAGATAGTGCTCAACCATTTCGTTGAGAGCATCGGTAGTAGTAATGATGTTCATATAAGTCCTAGAGGTTGATGGCGGGGGCTACGTGCGAACCCCCGCCTTCAAACACTATAGAAGAGCCGACGCGATTTCGTCTAGTTCTTCAGCAGAGTGACGTTGAATAACGTCAGCTGTGTATGGTTCGACTTTTGAAACAAAGTCTGCAGCAGCCTGAGGGTCGACTTTCCAGTCTTCCATCAAGTCTCGTTCCTTAACAGGCATAACTGTGTAAGAGGTTGCAGCGTTCTTACCAGAGCGAAGAATTACCCAATAATTTTGAGTAAGTGGTCCCTGAGGTGAGAAGTGTGCTGCGTGGATTGCTTGGAACAGGCGAGCGCCTGCAACAATCATCTGCTTCTTTGGGCCTTCTTCGTTGCTGAAATTGACAACAGAGAACGCACGCTTGTTTTCCGGACGGTCTTCAAGCTTTAAGCAGAGTGGGCACTCTGCACCAATACAGGTGTAAGAGCGCTTACCAGTTTTGTTGAGGAAGTGTTGCTTGTAACTAGCGAAAGGTCCGTCAGCATCTAGAAACTTGAATACTTGGTATTCGCCTTCAGTGAAGCGGACTTCAGTTGGAAAATCGCTGGTAGAGGAAGTTAGTTTTTCTGCTGCTTCCCAACCGGACGATACGATGCCATCCATAGATGGCTTTGTTGATGATTGAGCTGGACGCTCATCGATTGATTCTTCAGTTACATAAGCTGAAGCATCTGGGGCATTTTGCTGAATGGCCATAAGCCTTTTTCTCCTTAGTTTAGTTCGTCTGCGCGGATTTGTTCCCACGCCTCGGCAACCTTGTCAACAAGGTTCCGGTGTAGGTCCCAGTCTACCCTATCCGCATCAAGTAGACCAACCGAGGCAAATATTTTTACCGCGGCATCCACCATAGCCTTACTGTAAAGCCGACGACCTGCGTAGACTCTCCCGTTACTCCCTGTTGTATCAGGGAGTCTGTATGGCGCTGATGGAAACTTACCGTCGTCCATCCATTGACGCAAGGTCTTTGGCGAACGATTTAGTGCTTTGGCGAGGGAACCTAAAGTGTATAACTTTCGGTTAACTCCACCTATTAACTTTTCGTAGTACTCGTCTTCCCACGATTCAGTTTTTTTCTCAGCCTTTACTGTTTGTTTACGGCGCTTGCGTTTACTTTGTGGGTAAAACTCATTAAGTTCCGAAAACGTTTTGTCAATAAAGTCTGACATCGAATTACGCCTTTTCTAGAATTAAAGCCCATGTAACCTTATCAGGGAACATGGTGTCAATATCCTCGTCAGTAAGGCTTCCTTCGTAGTACGCAGCCATAATCGCATCTTCATCAAGGATTTCAATAGTCTTGATGCACTTATCTCTTAAGCCTTTTGAAGCTAGCAGAGTTTCTGCAGATTCTGGATTAAAAGACTTAGTAGCGCGACGTTGTTTGATAACGTTTTTAATTCCGCTAACTGCGTCATTGATTTCAAAGACAAAGTGCCCTTTGTCAGATTGTTCGCCGTAAGCTTCTGCAGCAGAAAAAATTCTGCCCTTTACGTCGTCCTTGCGTTTATTTAATAAGTCGACTTCGTCTTTCAATGATTGATATTGACGAACTTCAGACTTTACTGTCTCTAGAATAGAGACTTCCGATATTGCCATTTGTTGTACCTCCTATTAGGTAGGCACAACCGTAGACCACGCTAAGACTTGGTGTCAACCCCTGATACGTAATCTTCCAGGGCTTTTATGATGACGCTTGTGACGGTCACCTTTTCCTGGGCAGCACGGGCCTGGACAGCGGTCCAGAGCTCGTCTGAGACTCGGATTGTCCGGGTCGGAGTTTTCGGCGCGTTAGGCATTTAAATATTTTAACATAATTAGAGTGAGTAAAACCCTAATAAAATTATTAATTATCCTTCGAAGCTTGCATTTGACAAGCTAGACCGACGTGTCGCGAAGGAACTGACTGAGGCTTCCAATAGTTAAATCTACTCCGCCTTTGTCGTTTATTCCAGTGCCGTCTATGACTGCTGAAGCCACAGCGTTCTTCTGCTGAAGAGCTTCATGCTGTCTCGCCTCTATAGAACCACTGACCAAAATGTCTTGTATGACAATCGTGGACCATTCTGAAGAAGCCCGATTGATACGACCATTTCTTTGAATAGCAAGTCCAGAAGACCAAGGGAGGTCGAAGTTAACCAACTGATTTGCAGCAGGCAGGTCTACCCCATAACCCCCAGCATCGCTTGATATCAATACGCGAACAGATGGGTCGGTATTGAAAGCAATCTTGTTATCTTCCTTAGTCTTAGCATCTATACGTCCAGAATAAACCCGACACATATCTGGGCCCAATCGTTCTGCAATCATGTCTAGTATATCCACGTACGTGCAGAATATAACTATTTTGTTTGATTCGCTTTGGTCCAGGAATGCCTGAACATAGTTAATCAATACATCTAGTTTGGTGTTTGGAAGGTCTTCTAATAAGCCTGCGTCTTGTAACTGATAGGCGTACGAAGAGCCCTCGCCAGTTGCTTGTGAGAACTTTTGGGCGCTCTGTTTAATTAAAGCAGGCGAACAACAGAGCATCTTCAAGCAACCTATCTTTGCCATGATTTGCCCACGCAGCTCGTCGCCCTGACCGAAGTCGCGTTCATATCCATAATGAGCTAAAAGATTGAAATTGGAGCCGAATAAAGCTTGAGCGTTATCCAAGTCTGTTCTCAAGTCATCCACAATCTTCGTGTAAAGCTTTGCAGACTTTCGGTCAAGAACTACTTGAATCGGTTCTTTGTATATAGCATCCGGAAGATAGGGGGCAACGTCTGCATCTTTTTGCGATTTTCTGACAGCTGCTTCTTTAAGGCGCGTATGAAGAGTATCGAGGTTGCGGTACCGAAGAACACCGCCCCAATGATTGCGTACAATAAATGCTTTATCAAAGATATCAAACCTTCCCAGTACAGAGTCATCAACAAATTGCATAATGCTAAAAAGCTCTTCAGGCTTTCCGTTCTCTATTGGAGTACCAGTTAAAGCGAACTTGTACGGAGCATCTGCGAGTTTTTTAACTGCTTTTGAACGTTTTGAACGAAAAGACTTAATAGCAGTAGCCTCATCTAATACTACAAAACCTCTGGGTAATTTTTGTACAAACTTCCAATCGTTCACCACTTGTTCATAATTCATAATTACATAATCTACGCCAGTTTGTTTCCAGCGATACGCTTGGTTGTACTGTGCTTCGCGTTGGGACGGTGTGCCGTCAATTACTAAAGGACGCGATGTTTTTTCTGTGAACTTCTTTATTTGGTTAGCCCATTGATACTTTAAGCTTGACAAGCAAATTATAAGACCGGGCTCTTTTATTGCGCCTTCGTCCATAAGTTTCTCTAGCGCAGCAATAGTTAACACGGTTTTACCCAGCCCTAAGTCGTACGCCACTAACAACTTTTTTCTAGCGCACATCTTGTCTACAGCCTCTGGCTGATAAGGTAAAAGCTCGCCTTTAAATGTCATCAGTAATCCCTAAGGTTCTCTCCCAGAAATCTTTAGTATCTAGTATATAGTTTTCGTCTCCTGTTAACAGGAACAGCAAGGACATGAACGCGTAGCAGTCCTCATGGCGCCACCAAGTCTGACACTTATGGTCTTCTATATTCGGGCATTTGTAATAAAACTCTTTTACAATCCGAACCGCATCATCAAATGATTTCATAACAGCTTTGCTATACGGTCAGAAACGATAGTGTTTAAATGCTCTATAGGTCCATAGTTTAAAACTTCGTAGTCTGCTTCGTAAGTGTCCATCTCAATCTCTGAAATATGGTCGTTAATCGGACCCACTCCTTGACGTCTAATTCTCCAGATTTCGCCACCTAAATCTTTTATAGCGTCAGCCTCATTTTGAAAGCGAACATCTGAAATAACGTAGTTCTTATGCGGGTCAAGCTCTTCAAATAGCGCCCCTACCCAAACGTCTGGATGTATATGCTTTCGTGCTGAAACCCCAAGAGCTTGCATATAACGTCTTGTTTCTGCTTGAGCTTTAGTAACTTCCCAACCGAACTCAGATACCCATTCGTTTAACGTCTTACCGTTATACATAATTGGGTTAACGTGCAACAACATATTTCGTATTTTGTCCGCAAATGCGGCTCTTGTATACCCGTGTTTAGTAACTAATGCGTTAGCAACTGTGTCTTTTCCAGAACGGGCGTAGCCTGTTAGTCCAATTATCATCTAAGTGCCTTCTCTCCGTGTAAACAGTGTCGAGCTGAGTCTAAGCCCTGAATAATCTCAGACTTACTCATACCGCCTACATCTTTCATGTCTGTATGTGAGTAGTTAAAGAACCAAGCATCGAACTGAAGTTCTTTTGTGAGTTCAAGCATCTTCTTAGACGTGGACCTTCCAGCCTCATCGTTATCAAACGCAAAAACTATTCTGTCAGCGCCTCTAATAAGGCTTAGTTGTTCTTTGGAAACAACGACACCAAATGTGGCAACGCCACCAGAGACGCCAACAGACTCTAAACGAACAACGTCTAGAGGAGATTCAACAACAATAATGCTCCCGCTAGAATACTGAGCAAAACCAAAGAGGGCTTTGCTCTTTTCAATCCCGGTAGGATAGTTGCGGAAAAAACGTCTTTCATAACCTTTCTCCTGCCACCCCATTAATTCGTTGGTAAAAGGATTACGTATTGGCGTAATCCAGTTGTTATGTTTGGGGTCCCACAACACTTGGTATTTTTGCGCGGCTTTTAGTGTAAAGCCTCTAGCGGCGAGCGCATCAGCTGGTGGGTCTGTGAACACAGCTAAACGAGCATCACTAATTTCAGTTACTTCTTTAAAAATCTCATCTTGTTTTTCAGACTTTTTTTCGGCCTTTGCCAACATTGTGGATAGGTCTGCGTTCTCTAAATAAAACCAGTCTTTTGCATCTGAATAATCTAGGTTTCCTTGAGCATCTCTAAAGCCCATAACATATGCAATTAGGCCAAGAAGGCTGCCTTTGTAACCGCAGCTAAAACAAATGTGTGCCCCAGTATCGGCGTTTATATACCAAGAAGGGTTGGAGTCCTCTTTGCCTTTTATCTCTTTATGCCCAGGGCAAAACGAACGAATCTCACTTCCGGCTACTGAAATTACGTCCATACCCAATCGGGTCAGGACAGTCTCCATCTCTTCAATTGTCATACAATTCGCCAGGTTCGTCGGGTATTAGTCCTTCAACTGCAAGCTTGTCTAGAATGCGATTAGGGCAGTTTTGAACATCAATAGTGTAAAAGTTTCCGCAATCTCCACATCGCCAAAGAATCTCAGTAACAATATCTTGTAAAGCCTTCTCCGCTTTTTTCATAGGTCGTCTCCTGTCAACTCTCTAAACTGACCTGTATTAAAGTCAAAAAGCATCGAGGTTTCAACTGGGCCTGAGTTACGGGCATTCATGACTTTAAAGATACGAGTGTCGTCAATATTCTCGTCCTCTTTTTCAAGTCCAAATAACACATCGGCATCTTGGAAAAATGAAGACGAGTAACCAATTGAGTCAGAAGTTACTTTTCCCTTTCGCATCTTCCAAGTCAGAGACTGTGTAGATATGAATACTGGTTTGTCGAATCGCTGAGCAAGGCGCTTTAACGAACGGGTAATATTTGTGATAGCAATTGGAGTGTTGGACTCTCCGCTCTGCTCGTCAATCATTAGATACACACCATCAATAAAGATAATGTCAGGTTGTAACGTTTGGACTTTGCTTGCAATAGCTGAGACAGTGGCTCCATTAACTGCATCTACCAACCAGAAGTTATGTGGGTCTGCAGACATGGTTGTCAACGAGTCGCGAAACTTCTGCTCTTCTTCGTCAGTAAGCGCACCTGTAATTAATCGGCGATGAGAGATGTGAGCACGCATTGAGTCATAGCGTTTGTATTGCTCAGAGTTACTCATCTCAAAAGATTGGAACAAAGGTACGGCACCAGCACGGTGAACGTTGTGAGCAATTTGCATAAGCAGTGTTGACTTACCTGTTTTAGGAGGAGCAGCCAAAACTAGTAACTGACCGTTCTGTAAACCGTTGGTGACAGAGTCAATAGTTGGAAACCCAGTTGGATATCCGAGAAGTCCTGGATTAGCCTTAAGTGCAAGGTATTCATCCCAACGCTCTTGTGTGTTCTTTACAAGGTTGATGTCGGAAGTCTGGCTCAACCCAGTCTGCTCAATGCGAAGGATTCCGCTTTGTAGTGCTAGAAGCGCACCTTCATGGTCCTGCTCTTTTTCAATTCTTTCGATAGCCTCACGAAGCATTGTGCTAGTAGCTACTTTGCGACGTTTTGCAATAAGGTCATCTATCAAGTAATCAATAGAGTCTTTGACCTCTAACAAACGATAAGTAGGAAAGTTCTCTTGAACTACTTCAACACTTGGGCACTCGCCGTACTTAGAGAAGTGAGTGCGTAGAAAAACCCAAATGCGACGGTCGTCTTCTTCTACAAACCAAGAGTCGCGAGCACCGCGCTCGAATAAAACGCTTAGGTCTCTGTGCTGAATTGCAGCACTTATTAGGCGGGATTCGTTTGTCATAATGTAGGGAAATCCATTCCCCAACTTCCGTAACGAAGCAGTCTCTCTGGCATATCTATAACTCCCGCAATCTCTGGCCGGTATGGCAGTTCTCCGACAAGGGTCTCAATTGACTTGTAGGTAGAGGCATATCTAAACGGATTAGTACCGTATTGGTCAAGATATTGCATAACCTCAACCATTTCCTCATCGTTGTGCTGAAAGCTTACTAGTTCTAGCGTCCAGCCTCTTTTTAAAGAAATCATGTACAGGTGGCTCAGAACAAGTCTGTTGTAATGAACCTTGGTTCTTTTAATGGGTATGAGGTTAAACAGTTTCTTTGCATCCACATACTCGTCGCTTATGACATCGATAGTCACAAGAAACCGTGGAGGCAATGAATTGCTGATATCCCCGTTTTGCATTAAAAGACCTCAATTCGCCCATACTTAACTAAAAACTCTCTAAACATCTTAGGGTCGTTCTTTGCGAGCTCAGCCTCAGCTGCAGAAGCTTCGGAGGATATCTCCAATGGGTAAACCCCATCGTTTTCTTTTATTTTATTAGTGACGTATTTTGTATGTTTACACACACCACGCACTGTCCAGCCAGGGCACGTGCAACGTAGATTTTGCTCGTCGTCCGAGCTGACCTCAAAGATGCCTGGTCCCGGATTTGACGAACTCTGGCTTAGGAAAAGTTGAACTAATCTGAACTCGCTCATAGTTTTCTCAAATCTGACTTGTAATCCATGAATAGCGGAACGAAGGCTTCATCAACAAAAGATGCGGTAGCGGTTCCGTAAAGGGCTTCCCACTCATCACGCATAATGTTGGTTGTTACTATTGTCGGATATCCGTTGTTATACCGCGTTCGTAGCAAATGGTGCAAAACGCTCTTTTGCCATCCAGAGAGGCTGGCGTGCTCGCGCCCCACATCGTCTAAGACAAGGACACGGACGTTGTATGCGTCGTCTGGATGTGAGCAAAATATGCCGTCATAGACAGACTGGCTCTGCTCGTCTATGTCGTCCCCCATAGTGGCTCCCTTGAGGTCTAGCAGGGCGCAGAAGGAGATGAAGTGGCAGGGTCGGACTATTGTCTTGCCCTCCCGAACCTTTAGGGCCTCTAAGGAGGCGTTTCGCATAATCTCCTGCAAAATTGTGGCCGCCAAAGCCGTTTTGCCGCGTCCAGGAAGGCCGTAGAGCAGTAGTCCAAGACCGCAAGTATCCTTGCCCGTGGCTTCTACCACGATGCCTCTGTAAAGCCCTGAGAGCCATTTAGAGACCTTTTCAAGGTCGGGTTGGGGTACGTCTGTACAGTCAGAAAGCTCCCAGCCCACGCGGGCTTGAGGGAGGTTTGCCACCCGTATCCATGTCTTGCGCCGAATAGGCTCGTGGTCTATCTCGTACACCCTACTCCTCCTCGAAAAGCGATAGTTTCTTACTTGCCTGAGTCTCTGAGTCCACCTTAGCGGTCTCTACCTGCTCTGGTGTAATGACAGAACTGCGTGCCTGCTCAACGATGGAAGGGGCCATCTTCACAAAGGCTTTCCAAAGATGGTTTGCATCCTTGAAGTTGTCTTTCTTAATACTGGAGAAAAAGATATCTAACATCGCCACTTCAATAGCGCCGTTTGTCCCAAGGTCTTTTCTCAAACGCCCAAGCGCCTGAACGAAACGGGTCTGGGTAACTCGCATTGGCGGGATGCTCCAAAGGTTTAACAGGCGGTCGGCAAATTCAAAGGCGACGTCCTTGCAGTTCCAGTCGGCGACAGGGCGGTTATCGCGGTGAAGCTTACGCGCTTCATGGCGAGCCATCTTTTCGGCTTGGTACTCCCTTTGACGAATTTCCTCCCACTTGCGACGTTCAGCTGTTTGCTCGTCGGAGGTACTTGTCGGTTTAAAAATGTCATAGCCCATAGTTGCCTCTTCCCCTTTGACTTCGTCAAAGAATTTATTTGGAGCTCTATTGCTATATATAGACTTACTGCTATCTAAGCTATTGGAAATATAGCTAGAAGCAGTAACGCTATATATAGCTGTATGGGAAGGTACCAGTTCTGGTACCTTCATGGCTAAATACAGCCGAGTTCCGTATCGAACGCTTGTTTTGCGAATCAGGTGCCCAGAAGCCTCAAGCTCGGCGATTATCTTCCGGCTTTTACGTCTACTGAGGCCCATAGACTCCATTAAAGACGTGTGGTTTATCTTCATAGTTGAATCTGAATGAAATAACCATAGCGCGTATCTGGCGTCTCTACTCAGAGTCATTTTTACCTTCTGGCTTTAAAATCTCTTTTAGTTCAGCAGCGATAGCCATAGCAAAAATTCTAGCTAT